TCAAATGACCAGTTTTTTCCATTCTTTGCCACGCGTGTCGTTGTAGTGATCAGTCATTACTTTACTGCTATGGCCCAACAAAATTTGTGTGTCGATACCTTGCTCCCTGAATATTCTTTCAGCCAAAGAACGTTGCTCATGGAAAGAAGGGGGAGCACCTTTGCTTGACCAGTCGTAGTCAACTGAGTCACGTGCTTTTCTGAACGCACCAGTTAGAGATGCCGGTTTTACCATTCCGCCTCTTTTGCCTTTCCCTTTGTCGTGGTGATGATGTAGTAAATACGGGCTAAGTATCCTGTCCCGGCATTGAGAGATTACATCTTCAAGAGAAATGTTTAACTTGTTACAACGTAACTTTAAAGGTATTGCGATTTTGGCACCTGTTTTACTTTGTTCAACGAAGAGGTGACCATCTCTGACATCTGAAAACCTCATATTACAAATATCGGCCAACCGCTGTCCTGTGATGATGGCCAGCAGCATTCCTTTCTGTAGAAAGTAATTATCTTTTTTGGCTGCCTGATAGATCATTAGCCATTCTTCGAACGTCAGGCGTTGTCTGGAGACACGGACCTGCGGTTTTTTTGTAGCTTCAGCTGGATTAAATCCTGCCGGTACTTCTCCTACCTGCTGTGCTTCTTTAAAAACATCCGACAGCACTTTGCGTACAATTTGTGCCATCCGTAGTTGGCCTTTATTTTTGTAGTCATCGAGGATCCCAACTATATCCTTAACTGTTATGCTGTCGATGGACCGCATGCCAAGATGACTTTCGAAAACGTTAAGTGGGGCGTTTTTCTGCTTGAGCGTATTGAGTTTTATCTCTCCAGTTTCGTAACGCTGGTCCTGCAACTTTCGGTACCGAACAATCCATTCGCTTACCGTTGTAGAAAGCCCACACCGTTTATTAATTTCTTCTCTGATTTTAAAAGTGTGCCGCATTTGTCTTTCTGCGAGCCGGCTATTTGCTTCCACAGCTATTTCTTTAGCAACTTGCTCATCTGTTCCTAATCCATGAAATTTACCAGTTACAGGGTGCTTATACCTCCAGTACACCTTGTTGGTCCTCGAATCCAGGAAACATGACAATCCGGGAATGGTCACGTTGTGTTTTCGAGGTCTAGCCATCTTCTAAAATCCTTCTGAGTAGTGGGTGATCTTGATTTTTAATTACTGGTTCTGTTGTGAGTCCAGTAAATCGGGCATTAGCTTCAACGCGCCAGCTTTTCCCAACACGGCAAGGCAGAGGAAAGATCATCCCGTTTTTGGCGTATTTGTTGAGAGTGGACTTGCTCGGAATCGGGTCCCCGCATCGCATACAGAACAGGTTCAGAGCTATCAGCTTTGCGGCGTTCCTGCAAATCACGCAGCGCCAACAGCTCGATACACTCAGGATATTCGTAATCGCCGTCCCAAAAATCACGACTGGCAGAACGTCTGTCCTCAATCGCGTTAATGCGTCTTTTGATTTTCTCGTCTGTTAGTTTGTTATTGGTCATTTGGCCTGCTCCCGCGCATTAAGAATCTTCAGACACTTAGGACAGTTAATTTCGACATGCTCTTTCATCTGATACCAGCCAGCCCGATTCATACTGCTATACCGGTCCTGGCGAGGTTTATCTCCGCAAAGAGCACCAGATGATGGCGCGTGGCCAGCTTCGGTCAACTCCATGACATGGACGACTGAGCCGCCTTTGCGTCGTGCGCGTATTTCCCTGCCGATGAGTCGGGTTTTAGAAATAGTTGTCATGCTGCCAATCCTCTGCGTTGATGGCCCAGCGTGTAACGCGCTTCTATCGGGTCTTCTTCTTCGTATTCACAATTGACGCTTTTAACCATTGCCACACAGCACTCGTTGCAGCACCGATAGGACATGAGTTCGCCGTCGAATTTCCACGCCGTACTACGGTGAATTTCATCCTTTAAAATTACGCCAGCGCAAATGTGGCATTTGTATTCACCTCGAGAGGTAACGATTTTGTTCGATAGTTCTGTATCGCATGGCGTACCGAAATCACCTTCGAAAAGATCAAAGTCCAGTGCGTCGTCTAAATCCTGTTTGTTGAGTGAGTTAGTCATTCCAGGCCTCCAGCTCATTCTGAATCTCTTCGTCGATTTCGTCATTGGTGGCGTCTTCGTTCAGATAGGCGCGCGCCTCTTTGAAATACTTGTCGCGGCGCTCGTCATACCAGGCAGAGAACTCAGGCGACCAGGCGTGGGTATGTCAGAAAAAATCGACTCTGGCGTTATCTTCTGCGAGACGCTCAACCATGCAGTAAGCTGTGATTAAACCGCATTCACGGATGTACCCGCGCAGGTCGCGCTTACGCCAGTAGGGGCTATGTTTCGAGTCGCAGCGGCCTTTAAATTCGACGGTCCAGCGACGGATGCAGCGTGCGTTTAATGATTTGCTCATAGCGCTACTCCTTCGCGAAGTTGGGCGGCGAACTCGCAAACTGTTACACCACCTTCCTCTGTGTAATCTGCTGACGAGATATGCAGACCGTGGACAATACTTCCGTCGTCATGTTGGATGTTGCCAACCCACAACAGTCCGTCAGTAAAATCACCGTACCCGGATTCATGGCCGTCACCGCATTGCGAGCAAATAGACTCAATGTCGGATGGGTCAAGAAAGATTTGTTGAGGCACGAGCACGTAACCTTCAGGGATTGCACCTGCCCGCACTTCAGCCAGGAAAGCGTCGGTGGCTGGGGTTTTGCAGTAGGCATCACGCAAGGCTGGCATGCACTTATCCATCATCATTTCCATTTTCCCTGCTTCAGCAGCAGCCCAATGAGCCAGGGTTTCTTTTGCCGCTGCCTTCAGCGCCGCATTCTCAGCAACTACCGCCGCCAGCTGCCTGCACTTGCTCTCGGCTGCTTCCAGTTCATTCAATAGCGCCAGCACAGTGGCAGGGTTAGCGGCGGCGATGAATCGCTTATTGGCCTCGATGCCTTTCGTGTAACGCTTGATGATGCCAAGCTCGTGGGCATCAGTTGCTAACTGGCGCAGCGCCGCATATTTGTTGAGTGCTGTCATTGGGCTGATTCCTGTCTGGCTCTATTCAACAACTGGTTAAACATCATGGTTAGGCTGTTACTGCACCCAAATGGCATATCGTTAACACGGTATGTTGGAATGCCCTTGCGAACACCTGACTTCACGATCCGGCCGGTGCCATAGAGTTGCGATAATGCGCCAGCGACCGCGGGTGTCTTTTTGTTCATACCTTTGGCGATTTCACCGCTGGTGGTATTCGGATGAGCCTGGAGATATTCAAATACGGTCATGGCGTTTTACCTTTACGTTCCTGTTCCAGTTGCACCAGAGACTCTTTTAATGCTGCGAACGTAGCGTCCAGTCTGGTGGCAACTTCGCGCATAAGCGGTGCATGCTTTGGTGGCAGTTCAGCAACGGAGGCAAAAGCCTCCGTAACGAGTTCTTTTACCTTCATGCGGCGCATTGGCGCAGCTCCGCCAGTTCGTTAAAGCGGTTCATGAACAGGCCATAGGATTGACCTGGACGGAGAGGGATAACCTGAACGAGATCAGAGCAGGGAATACCTTCGAGAATTTCCCACTTCGAACCGTTATCGATTTCCAGATCACGGCGCTCGGTAGCTAACATGGTTAGATCGGCGTATTTCACGACGGCAGATTGCTCAAGCGGGATACCGAATTTAAAGCGGATAAGACCATCAACATAAGTTTCCATGCGCTGGTAGTCAGGCAGCAAGGCTTTGAGCGGGGCTGGAATATCCTGGCAATATGCCTCCGCAGCGTCGTGCATCAACGCTTCAAAGGCGAACTCTGGCGGCACAATCTGGCTTACAAGCACAGAGTGCTGGGCCACGCTGTAGAACTCTGGCAGATGCCCAGCGAATCGACAGATGTTGGAAAGAGCAGTCGCGATATCCTCAACATCGATATCGTCGATTGTGGCGGTCAGGTAGTTAAATTTTTTACCGGATAATGTCTGAATGTAGCTCATGGTTTTCTCCATATTGGCGCGCTGCACCACGCAGATTTTGGTTGCACGAATCCCTCGCCGGATGGCGATAATTAATGGAATTACGCTTCAATAAATCCCCGCGGCGCCGGGGATTTAATGCAGAGCAATTAGGCTTTAAAGTTACCGATGAAAGTTTCCACTGATTCACCTTCGAACTTGCTGATCAGCAAATCGCGGAATTCATTGGCGATAGCTTCTTCCTGGGCTTCCAGTTGTACTATGCGCAGTACAAAACGAGGTTCATCACCTGTAAGCAAACTGTTGCGTAAGCTAAAGCGGCGTTCGCCTAAACCTTCATACGGCACACATTTGAATTCGAACGCTACCGGCATTACGTCTTTGCTGCTGGCTTCAATACTCTGCATAAGCGATTTTTTGCCGCTGAAATCGCTGTCTTCATGATCCTGCTGGGTTGCCTGCTGGATAGTTATACGACGAACAGCCTGGGCGGCTTGTGAAATCTGCATCGTATTGCCATCAGCATCGAACGCCAGCAGGTAATCGCTCCAGTCTTCCAGCCACTCGGCGATCTGTTTTTGTTTCAGACGCTCACCGTTGATCTGGAGAAGAGCACGGAAAGGTGCGGTCTGTTTCAGGGTGATGGATGCAACATTGTCCGCATGACCGGGGTTATCGAGTGTGCCGATGTTGAACACTGAACGGGCGGTCATGTTGTCAGCGTCAATAAAGCAACGAGCTGGCTCACTTTCGCTGGCATAGCCTTTTGAATAACGAGCAAAATCTTCAATGCTGGTCGTGGTCATGGCACCGCGGAAGCGGAAACGCTCCAGAGAAAAACGCTCGAGGCTTTCAATGCCGGTACCCTCTGGCAGTAATGCGGTCGGGCAAGCCAGGCCATGAATATCATTCAGGTGGTAGCCAGAAAGGACCAGGTCTTTTACCTGCTGAAATGTACCGCTGTCTAACTGGGACATATAAATTCCTTATTAACTGATGATCGAAGAGGTATCAGTGAATTTTTTGTTGCGGATCACTGAGCCGCTTTAAGCTTTCCGTCCACCGCGCCGGTGATGCCGAAGAGTTGCCCCTGATCCTCCTGGAGGATGGTGAGCTTCCCGCCTTTGTTGACCCACATTGGTGTTTCGGTGGTGTCTTCTTCAGAGACTTTGCCGCGCGGTGTTGGGGTGCTGTATTTCAGCTTGTGCTTGATCTTGACGCGTTTCTCTTCGACAGAGTTACCCATGCGCTCAAAATCAAAGGTGAGAACTACCTGGCCTTTGTTACCGTTGCTCAGAACGCCGAGCGCAGTGGTATTAAGCGCTCCTGCTATTTTGTTCATGAACACTCCGGCATCCAGTTCGCTCAGAAAGTCGGGTACTACGGTCGTGCGGTCATTACTCATGGTTTTACCCTCGTTAAGGCGGCTGCCACCGCCGTGTTTTCTCCATACACAACAGAGAAGGACACCTGCATTGGTCGGCGGCTTGCAGAGACCGCTGTCTTTTTGTCCGGACGGGTTGGGTTATGAGCCCGTCACACGGTGATACCCTTTTCTGTTGCGTAAAAAGGGCGGTACCGAGGTAGAACATTATCTTCGTCCCCCTTGCATAAGGTTGAAGACCCTGGTACCGCCAAGACTACACACAGCAATACTGGAACTACGGTTATCACGGTCCTAAGCGTGATTTGGTTGTGGTGGCCGGTACTACGATATTCCGGCATGGGTTGATTATCAGTGACGCACCCTTTCGGGACACTCCCTCACGGTTTAGCGCATCAGCCTGCGCATTCACCACAACGAAGAGAGCACTGCCGGTGTTCGAATCGAACGAACCTTTTCCCTGCCCAACCCTCCCAACAGAATGGGACTGTCTGGAATCGAACCAGCACTTATGCCTTGCTCGTCAATGCTCTCGTCGTTGTGCCCTGAAAAAGGCTGGCGGTGACCGGACAAGTGGGAAAACACCGGGCCGCCAGAACAGGGAAGTACTTGTTATTGCTTTGGCCTGCTTTTAACCACATCAGGCGCGGTGGTAGGTATCTTCGGGCGGGGTGCTAAGGGGGTGATTAGCCCTTGCCCTTAACACTCCTGCTGGTTTTGGTATTCCTGGCTTGGGTATCGCCACCAGCTATAGGAATTTGACTACGAGTTGCGGTTAATCAGACCGCGTCTCTGTTACCCCTCCCGAAGACACCTGTCAGCGAATCATCCGGTTATTCATACGCCACCGGCGGCTACTTCGTGGGCGTCCTGCCTGTTCGCTGTTGCTTATGGCTAGTTGTAATGTTGTAAATCGTAATAACACCTTTAAGGTGTAATTTAGTTGTGAATAATGGTTATGTCAACAACTTTATGTGGTTTGATTGTGGGGCGTCTGAATGTAAGGATGTTCAAAAAAGGAGGCTGTATGGAAGACAAGCTCTACGTTTTTAACTACACACAAAATAGAAATAAGCTTTTTGCAAATTTAATCAGCATTATTGATGGGATTCTTGCCGATGGACATGTGCGGGATGAAGAGGTGCTATATCTTGATACTTGGCTACTTGAAGCCAACCAAACCATTAGAAATGGTGTTATCAAGAGTCTAAGTGTTAGGGTCTCTAAAATACTGGCCGATGGTGTTGTTTCTGATGATGAGCGTGGTGAATTAAAACTGCATCTTAATGATATACAAAGACAAATACTCGATATACCCGATGTGGATTTATTCTCCAGTGAGTCAGATCTGCATCTGTTGAATGGTCTTTGCAAGGGTTTAATATCAGATCGAACCTTAAGTGAAGAAGAAGTGAGATACCTGGACTGGTGGTTAACACAGAACGGGGCGCTAAAAAGTAATTATCCAGGAAAGGAACTATACGCTTTAGTAAAAGAGATTCTGAGCGATGGGATCATCACCACTGAAGAAAGTGAAAATCTACACAAGGCGCTGGTAGATTTTACTGGTTGTGACCTTGCAAGCGGCGTCGTAGATGGGCTTTCTACTAAATTACCATTAGATAATACTGCTGAAGTTTCTGTTGAAAATAAAACATTTTGCTTAACGGGTGTTTTTTTGGCAGGAAAGAGAGCACATGTTGAAGACCTAATTAAAAAGAATAATGGACTGATTTCCAGCGGAATCACAAAGAGAATTGATTTTCTCGTAATTGGTACTCTTTCCTCGCGTGACTGGAAGTTCTCCAGTCACGGAAGGAAAATAGAAAAAGCAGTCTCATATAGAGATGATGAAGGGGCTAAGTTAAAAATCATTTCAGAAGAAATGCTTTTTCACGCTCTACCATGAACGTGAAGACCAGAACACGCGACCAATAACGTGTATTCTGGCTCTTCTTTCATCAAAGTTGAGTACTTCATCCGGGTACTCTTCTTTGTTGAAACTCCGCAGTATCAAACCACCATCTGGTTGATTGATAAGAACTTTAACTCGAAGTAAAACTCCATCTCTAACAGCGTATAAATCACCATCTCTGATAGGTTTCGACTGTGACATGTCAATCGCGACATGATCCCCATTATTCAATACTGGCAAAAGGCTGTTGCCCCAAATCTTTACGATTCTTGCGTTAGCAGGACTGACTCCAGCTTTTCTAAGATCGAAACGACGAAGAGGGAACGAATCAACAACTGATTCCACAATTTCGGCTTCACATCCATTGCCAGCAGAGAACTCAACATCGAGAACGGGTATGTTGGCAAATACTTCAGGATCAAGTTTTGCTTCTTCAAGTTCCTCAACTACAAAATCAGAAATAGAGCCATTCTCCTCAATTCCGAGCTGTAGCCATTTTTGGGATACATCTAAAGCTTTCGCAATATCTTTGATCTTTCTAGGTTGAAGCGTATCTCCATTTTCAATTTTCGCCACAGATTGTTGAGACAGGCCTATTAGCTCGGCTAACTGAGCCTGGCTCATGCCTTTCTTCTCTCTAGCTATTTTTAGTCGTTCCGCAAGTGTATTCACAACTTTACCCCCTGTATTAGGAGAGATTACAACTTTATGTTTTAGCTTTCCAACACCTAAAAGTTGTGGTAAAAGTTGTTTAGGTTGTATGATCAATGGTGCCAACAACTTTTACCTCAAACCACAGGAGAAAAACTATGACACCTGAGCAGTTAGCCCTTTCAGAGGCAATTGAAACTGCTGGTGGCCAGTCTGAGTTAGCCCGGAAACTAACTGCAAGTTCCGGGAAGGAAGTTAAACAACAACAGGTATGGAACTGGCTCAACAGAGAAAAAAGGTCGCCAATAAAGCAATCTCAGTACATTGAGAGCGTTACTGGCATCCCAAAAGAAAGACTGCGTCCTGATGTTTTCCAAAAGTCTACAGATTCAGCAGCTTAATCAACAACCACAAAAGAGAGGAGTTAACCGTGGGTAACAGCAGCGAGACAAAAGATACAAACAGCGTGACCGCTAAAAGCGATGAAGGACAAATAACCATTTCCGAAGGAAAGATGCGGGTTTACATGTCATTCCAGCCAATTGTCCTTCCCCTTATTGGCGAGCTGATAAACGAGATGATCCTTAGAGGGAGATCCGCGGAGGAAATACAGGCGGCAGTTGAAAGCGCCGCCCGTGGTTATTCAACGTTCTATCTTTCGTTTGTTCATGGCTAGCACTGCGTACGTTGATATTGCTCTTCGGTTTCTTTTGATCTGGCGGACTCTATTTCCTTCAGTTTGTTTCGGTAAAGCTCACTGAAGACCAGTTCTGCATTGGTGATCAACTGAAAAACCTCTTCTGGCGACTTCTGGAATGTTTTGAAGTGACCAGACAAGACAAGATTCATGGCCAGATCGTGAGCGGCTTCTTCGGGAGACTTGCCGTAAGGCAGTGAATTTACAGACATGTCGAACCTCCTTCGGTTCTGTTGGTGTGAGAGCTTGCAGGCTATCACCGTCAGGAAGTTCGGCGCCAATAATGGAGTTGCAGTAATGAACGAACCGCAATGGAAAGTCGAACGTCAGCCTTCTTGGCTGGTGGTAGCGATTAAAAAAACGATTACCGAACTGCCTGGCGGGTATTCCGAAGCAGCTGAGTGGTTGGGTGTGACCGAGAACGCGCTGTTTAACCGCCTTCGCGTCGACGGGGATCAGATCTTCCCTATGGGATGGGCGATGGTTTTACAGAAAGCAGCCGGTGTTAGCTACATAGCTGATGCGTTTTCTCGTCAAACAGATAACGGGATACACGTTCCGGGTGCGGTGCCAGATGACGAAAACGAAGAAATTGGCTTAAAGCTGGCCGAGCTGGTGGGGCGTCTCGGAGAACTGGTCAACGCTTACCGTTGGTATATCGACGATGGGGTTGTTGATAAGGGTGAGTGGCAAAGCCTTAACGACATTGCATATCAGTTCAGGGTAACTCTGATGACCTTTCTGAATTTGATTGCCCGTGTTTACTGCCTTCCAGAAAAGAGTGACGCCCGTGAGTGTGCAGCTCCGGGCGCCTTGGCGAACAACTCTTCGAGTATGGAGAAATAATCCGCATGAACAGTTTAACGGCTTTTAACCGTCTACCGCAACTCAGGATGCTCCCTGTTTCGGGTACTCCGTTGTTTCGGTATGAACGCAGATTATCAAACCGCTGGGTACCGTGTAACCACAGTAGGGCGGTTTCAATTGTGGGGGTCTACAACCGGAGGGCAAAACGCCTGTGCGCGAACTTAACCGAAGGTTCAAAGACTACCGTGGAGTGCCAGTCCGTGTTATCCGCTGGGAGCCAGAAACACAGCGCGTTGTCTATCTGCGTGATGGCTACCCGCACGAATGCTTCAGCCCACTTGAGCATTTCAGGCGAAAGTTCAGGGAGATAACGGACGATCATGAGCCAGATATTTGAAATCGTTCAATCGCTGTCGGGGCAAAGGAATAGCATCACCATTCCGGTCCCGTACCTCGATTATTTCTCCGGCGATCAGCAGGCGCATGCTTTGGGCGCTGTGCTAAACCAGCTCGTGTTCTGGTCTGGTAAATCAGATCTGAATGATGGCTGGTTTTATAAAGAGCACAGCGAGCTTGCGGCAGAGATTCGCGGCGTGAGTGAAGATCAGGTGCAGCGCCTGGTAAACAAGATTTGTACCCGCTGGCTACCAGGGGTTGTTGAAAAGGCGCAGCGACAGGTAAACGGCACGAAAAAGACGCATTACCGTATCAATGGCGAAGCGCTAATCAATGTTTTATTCCCGGCAACGCTGGATTCCGCAGAATCGCGGAACGGGAAACGCGAAGTCGCGGAACCTATTCCGCAGAATCACGGAACCGAAAACGCAGAATCGCGGAACCCTAACCGCGAAGTCGCGGAACCTATTCTCTATACAGATCATTACTCAGATCACCACAAACAGATCATTAACCCCTCTTGTCCGGTTGCGCCGCAACCAGACCCTGAGGTGTTGATCACTGATAACGCCATCCTGGTTTTAACTCATTTGAACCAGGTAAGCGGCTCCCGGTACCAGAAATCTAAAACCTCTCTGGAAAACATACGTGCCCGTCTGCGTGAAGGTTATACCGTCAGCGACTTAACGCTGGTGATTGACCTCAAGCATGAACACTGGAACGGCAATGACGTGCAGTATCAGTACATGCGGCCTGAAACTCTGTTTGGGCCGAAAAAATTTGAGGGTTATCTGCAAAGCGGGCTCCGCTGGGATAAGAAAGGCCGTCCCCCTCGTGAAAGCTGGGGCGAGAAGAAACATGACCCGATGAAGTTCGGCCCGGTAGATACCAAAATTCCAGAGGGATTCAGAGGATGATTGAAAACAAATACTGCCGCGCGCTGGCCGAACTGCGTTCAAAACCAGCTCACGAATTGAAAGAAGTTGGCGATCAGTGGCGGACACCGGATCTGCTTTTATGGGGTATCAACGCGCTATTTGGTCCATTAGTTCTGGACTTGTTTGCTGACGACGACAACGCGAAATGCCCAGCATGGTACACCGCCGAAGATAACGCACTGACGCAGGACTGGTCTGAACGTCTGGCAGAACTGGGTGGCGCGGCTTTTGCCAACCCTCCATATAGCCGCTCGCAGTACCACGAGAAACAGGCGATCACTGGTATGACGCACATCATGAAGTACGCAGCAACCCAGCGCGAGAAGGGCGGTCGCTATGTATTCCTGATAAAAGCCGCGCCGAGTGAAACGTGGTGGCCGGAAGATGCCGATCACATTGTATTCATTCGCGGGCGCATTGGTTTCGATCTGCCAGTGTGGTTTGTACCTGCTGACGAAAAACAGAAGCCCACCAGCGCGTTTTTTTCCGGAGCCATAGCTGTATTCGATAAGTCATGGCGTGGTGAGCGGTTCAGCTATATCAACCGTACAGAACTGGAGGCAAAAGGTCGGGCATTTATGGCGCTGGCCCAATTCGCTGTTGGCAAAGAGCCGACAATTGCAATGCGGCCCCCCAGGATCCAGTCATACCATCGGAAACTGAGTCACGAATCTGGCCTCTCGAGGTTGGTCTGGTGTTTAACCAGGTGGAAGGCGTTGACGTATTGAGCGAGGCTCAGCAGAACAAGCTGAAAGCCAACATCAATCAACTCTGGCTGGAACGAACGGCCACCAGCGAAATTATCACAATTGCGCAAGGTCTTGTCGACAGCATGCAGGGGGTAACTCATGCGTGAAACAGTCTTTTATCGCCCTGCCGGTATAGCGCCTATTTCGGATGTTGTTCAACGTGTTCGTCACTATAGCGGGAAAGTTGAGGTATGTTTCAGGAATTATGACGGAGGCTTTTAATGAGGCTCATACTCCCATTTCCACCCAGCGTGAACACTTACTGGCGCGCTCCTAACAAGGGGGCGCTGGCTGGTCGTCACCTCATTAGCGCTGAAGGCCGTAAATACCAGAGCGCTGCCTGCGTGGCGATCATTGAGCAATTACGACGTCTCCCGAAGCCATCGACTGAACTGGCTGCGGTAGAAATCACTCTGTACCCGCCGGATGCGCGCCGCCGGGATATCGATAATTACAACAAAGCCCTGTTTGACGCGCTGACGCATGCGGGTGTCTGGGAAGATGACAGCCAGATTAAGCGCATGCTGGTGGAATGGGGACCCGTAGTGCCGAAAGGTCGGGTAGAGATAACGATCAGCAGATATGAACCGGCGGGGGCAGCCGCCTGATATGGAGAAAAGTATGAGCCAGTTAATCGTGAATGGTGTAGTAACAATGTCCAGCCGTGATATTGCGGATCTGGTTCAGAGTAAACACAGTGACGTGAAACGCTCGGCTGAGCGTCTTGTTGCTGCGGGAATTTTAACCGCGCCATTGGCGCAGTTCGATTTTGAGCATAACGGTAATGTGTACCAGGAGTATCGTTTTAACAAACGCGACTCTCTGGTGATTGTTGCCAGACTGTCACCTGAATTTACCGCCGCGGTCGTCGATCGCTGGCAGGAACTGGAAGAAGGGCAGAGTGTCAGTGTTCCCCGCTCATTACCGGAAGCGCTTCGCCTGGCTGCTGATTTAGCCGAGCAGAAAGAGCAACTGACGATCCAACTGGCAGCCGCGGCGCCAAAAGTGGAGTTTGTTGATCGTTATTGCTCAGCAAAAGGCTCCATGTCATTCCGGCAGGTAGCCAAATTGCTTAACGCAAAAGAAACTGAGTTTCGTCTGTTCCTTATTGAACGCAATATCCTGTATCGCCTCGGCGGCACACTTACCCCCATGGCGCAGCACATTTCCGCGGGAAGATTTGAAGTTAAGACGGGAACATCGAGCACATCCAATCACGCATTCAGCCAGACGCGTTTCACTGCCAAGGGAGTACGCTGGATTGGTGGTTTGTGGGCTGAACATATTGCAGGGGGGCAAGCGGCGTGAGGGCTTTGTTAACTCCTGAAGTAGCCCATCGCATGGGGATTGTGTTGTTTCGTCCCGGCGCGGAACTGATGCACCTCTTCATGCGCGGTCGCGTCCTTCTCGAACCTGAACCAGAAGAAATGGCGTCATTCAGTACAGGAGCTGTTCCCGCCGCCATTCAGCCGCTGGCTGATGATCCGGTAATGCGGCAGGTCTTCGGGAATGAGCGGGTTATTCAGCGTGCCGGTGGGCTTCCTTCCCTTGAGCAATGGTTGAGTACCCGGTTTGATTGCCAGTGGCCACATTCATCGTGGCACGACAAGAACTTCACAACAATGCGGCACCCACCAGGAAGCATTCGCCTGTGCTGGCATTGCGATCACACTTTGTCCGGGCAGCATACTGAACAGCTTGCAGTTATAGCTGCCGGAAACCTGGTATCCTGGATTCTGGAAGTCATTCGGCGTGATTCTGGTTTTCCCGAGTCGCATATCCTGACGCTTCCGGAACTGTGCTGGTGGATGGTCAGAAACGACCTGGCTGATGTTATTCCGGAAAGCGTTGCGCACAGGGGGTTGCGCCTTCCGGATGAGAAGATCCGCTCTGTCATGAGGGAAAGCGACATAGTGCCTTCCCCGTCTGCAACCAGCCTCGTGCAGAAGAAAGCGAAGAAGATCCTCACGCTCTCTGTTGATCCGGAGTCGCCAGAATCTTTCATGCTCAGGCCAAAACGCCGCCGCTGGGTAAATGAGACATACACCCGCTGGGTTAAAACACAACCCTGTGAGTGTTGCCGAGGGCCAGCAGATGATCCGCACCATATCGTAGGGCACGGTTTGGGTGGTACAGCAACAAAAGCCCATGACCTCTTCGTGATCCCTCTGTGCAGAGAGTGCCACGACGAGTTACACGCCGATGTACCGGCATTCGAGCAGAAGCATGGTACGCAGCTTGAGCTGCTACTGCGTTTTATGGATCGGGCGCTGGCGATCGGCGTAATTGCGAAAGCTTAAGTGTATGGAGCGCTGAGAAACATGAATCAACAAGACCTGAACTTTGTCAGAATAGAACTGCGTCGCGCGCTACCTGACCTCTCTGGGGGAACAAAAGGGCAGCTTGAGGCTTTCAGTGAACACCCACCAGCAGACAAAAATGCCACCCCGCGCCGTGGCATTCATCTCGTTGAACTCGAGGGAGAGGAGGGGCCTCGCTTTGTTAACTCTCTTTCCGCACCACTTTATGTGCTGGAAACACGCAGCCGCCGCAGACCAATGGCGCCAATAAAGGATATGGAGTTTGCATACGCACCGTGGCGCCGTGCTGTTAATGCTCTCGACGATTACCAGCAGGCCTGGCTGCGTTACTGCTACGGCTTTGATTTGAGCTATAAACACCAGGTGATAATGTGTGAGCACGTCTGGAAAAACTATCAGGATTGCCTCATTAAAAACCCGATGCAGTCCCGCGTGGTAAAGAAACTGATCGGCCTGGTATGGCTGGCAGGTCAGGAGGTTGCCGCCGAAAGGAACAATGAAACCTATAAGGATTATGCTGGCGCGGCGTTGGCCCGCATGGTTAGCGTTGACCGTTCGACATGGTTGCGTGTCTATTCAGGGCACTGGGCTGGGTTAAAGGCCGCTTTTATCCAGCTTGATGAGTCTGCGCTGGCTATAGCTCTTGAATACTATGAGGAAGAAGAAGCCCTCAAAGTGGCAGAAATGTGAAGTAAATTTCACTATCTCCTTCAAACTCGCTTGCAAAATGCAACAAAATAAGCCATATTTGAAGCATATTTGATATGTTGCCAAAGTTCTATAAACCCGCCAATGAGCGGGTTTTTTAATTTTGCGGATAACTTTTTAATTGCTGGAAAGAGTGTTTTTTCGTTTTGATAGGAAAAAACGATGAGTCGGTAACACAAGGCTCCAATGTGCGTAAGTATGATGGATATGATAGTTATGCACAGTATGTCAACAGCGTTCTGCTATTAATTATGTTGTGAATAACCTTTTTTGTTGATAACTATTTTTTCTGTGGATAAGTCTATGGGTTTATTAAATTTTTATGCACAAGTAGAACGCTAATGATCCTGTACAATCCCGTAAAAGCTTCAATACTGATGACAGCAAGATAAAAACCTAACCAGTGAAGCTATTGAAAACATACAGGATTTGGTTTTCTTTGGGAAAATTATGTCAGGACAGCCTGAGTCAAAAGAACAAGAACTGCTTACAACTATCCTCGATTACTTCCAGAAGGGAGAAATCCCGGATACAGAAACTATTTCGGAAATAGAGCACGATATTGCTAAACTTCCAATAAGTGAGCGCGCACATGCGTATGCTTGGCTCAATGGCACTCTTGGGCGTCACTCTGATGCTGTACGTTTATTCAAAGACGCGATGAGCTCTGGGAATTCCACGATCGCGCAAAACTACTTGGCGTATCTTTCTCGTTCGGCTCATAACTATGAGCATCGCGTTGAGTTGTTTAGATTGGTTGAACTTTTCCCCTCACACGAACTGAGGCTTGTTGCAAGAAACGCTGCATTTTGTATCGGCAATGATAAATTGGTTAAAAAGTTCTCCCTCAAAATGGCTGCTCTTTATGATGGTCAGGAGCGAGAGGATATAATCAATCAGGGAAACTATATGGTTGAACAGATTGTTGATTTCAAAAACGCTACCCGTCTTTCTTCTAGAGAACTAGAAGTTCTTTGTGATCGAGCTGAAGAGATTGCGAACAAGCGTGGTATTAACTGTTCAAGTGTTAGCTATTACCTTGGGGGTGATGATGACAATGCATTCATCGTCAGAGCCCAAACTGCTGATCCGCAGGTTTTAGCTGAAATGAACATGGAACTGTTGGTTTTGCTCTCAGATGATAGTTATCGGAACAGTCCTTTTACATCCTGGTTCCAAAGTGATGAAAAACGAGGGATTTACTGATGAGCGTAACTGGGAAGGATTTTATTTTTTTTGCTGGTAAGTGCATTTCTCACAACGATGAAATCGGTTACAGAAACGCCATTGGTCGCGCGTATTATGGAGTTTATCATGAAACACTTGATAAGCTTGAGAAGTGCCCAAACAAGTCATCACACCAAGCTGTTCGTGACTACCTTACAAATGACGCATGGTTAAAAGGAAATGAGCCGTTTGAAAAAATGAAACTCATTTCTATGGGAACAATGCTAAGACATTTGCATACCCGCCGTAAATGGGCAGATTACGAGCTTGATAGAACTTTAAGTAAGGCTGATGCAGAAGCTATATTAATCATGGCTAATAAAGCTATAGATACCCTTCAGCAAATGTATGAGCAGGTTTATCCATCCGAACCTGCTGCTTGATTATCTATTCGAAATAACCTCGCTTAGGCGGGGTTTTTTTATGTCTTCGCACCTCCATTTCGGAGGTGTTTTGCTGTGGAAATGGGCGGCTGGTGGGTGTTAGCGCACCCGGCCAGCCATCAGCTCATGCTTTCAGGTCACAAGCTAACCAAGGCCCACTGCTTTAGCGCAAAAGCAACGTGAGCCTATCAGAGTTACGCTTACTGATCTATGGAAAATACTGTAAAAATAAACAGTATCGAGTTAATCAACGCTGATAGCCTGCATTACGTCGCCACCCTCCCGGATAACTCTATTGATCTGATAGTTACGGATCCGCCTTACTTCAAAGTGAAGCCCAACGGCTGGGACAACCAATGGAAAGGGGACGAGGACTACTTACGCTGGCTTGATAGCTGTCTGGCTGAGTATGCTCGCGTTCTTAAACCTGCTGGCAGCATTTACCTGTTTTGCGGTCACCGACTGGCCTCAGACATAGAGATTATGATGCGTGCCCGGTTCAACGTTTTGAATCATATAATTTGGGCAAAACCATCGGGCCGCTGGAATGGTTGTAACAAAGAAAGCCTGCGTGCGTACTTTCCATCTACGGAACGGATTTTGTTTGCAGAGCGCTATCCTGGCCCGTACACAGGTAAAGAGGATGTTTACGAAAGGAAAAGCACAGAGCTAAAGCAGCACATTATGACGCCGCTGATTGATTACTTCCGTAATGCCCGTGAATCACTGGGTGTCAGTGCGAAAGAAATAGCTGAGGCAACCGGAAAGAAAAACATGGCGTCACACTGGTTTGGTGCAAGCCAATGGCAACTACCGAATGAAGTGGACTACAAAAAATTACAGGAACTATTCACGCGGATCGCTATCGATAAGCACATTCAGCAGAAGCTTGAACATCCTCACCACCAGCTGGTGGCTACCTACCAGTCATTAAACCGCAAGTATTCAGAATTGCTGGAGGAATACAAAATCCTTCGGCGCTGCTTCTCTGTTTCCGCTCTTGTTCCGTATACCGACGTATGGACGCATAAGCCTGTTCAGTTTTATCCAGGCAAACATCCATGCGAAAAACCTGCCGATATGCTGAAGCAGATCATTAGCGCCAGCAGCAGGCCGGGGGATATCGTTGCCGATTTCTTTATGGGTTCTGGTTCAACGGTGAAAGCTGCAATAGCACTTGGCCGTCGGGCTATCGGTGTAGAACTGGAAGCAGACAGGTTTATTCAGACCACTGAAGAGGTGGAAAAACTGAACAAAACATAACGATCATCACGCCCCTGTGGATGTGGTGAGCACCATTTTCAGGCACCGGGAATCATCCTTACTTTTATTTGAACAAAAGAGCCCGGTTGCCTGATTCCACATCCCCTCATTTCTGAGAGGAATCACAGCAATTAAGAGGGGGCTAAATGTCCGATCCGATTTCCGGTTCTGGGATGGCTGGTGGTGTCCTGACGGGGGCCAGCGTCTATGGATTTCTGTCCGGAACCGATTACGGCGTGGTGTTTGGCGCATTTGCCGGGGCTGTATTTTACATTGCAACCGCAGCGGATCTAAGTGCAGCGCGCCGACTGGCATATTTTCTGGTGTCGTATATCGCGGGGATCCTTTGTTCCGGGCTGGTGGGTTCAAAGCTGGCTCAGGCTACCGGCTACAGTGATAAACCACTGGATGCCATTGGCGCCGTAATCGTTTCTGCTTTAGCCGTCAAAATCCTGACATTCCTGAATAATCAGGATGTCGGCTCGCTGGTGGCGCTGATAACGCGCCGGGGAGGTTCAGGTGGTACAAAATGACCCATCGGCAACTTTTAATGCATTGCTTTGTGCTGGGGTAGTGTTAACCCTGATGTTTTACCGTCGCGGCGACTCGCGACATCGACCGTGGATATCTCGCTTAGCGTGGCTGCTTACGGTCATCTACAGCGCCGTTCCGCTGGCGTATCTGTGCGGTATTTACCCGTACTCATCATGGGCCACTATCGGGGCCAACTTTATTTTCCTGTCCGTGCTGGTCGCCGTAAGAGGCAACGTGGCACGTCTGGTTGATCATCTGAGGCACTAATGAACCAATCACAATTTCAGCAGGCGGCTGGTATCAGCGCCGGGCTTTCTGCGCGCTGGTTTCCGCACATTGACGCGGCAATGAAAGAGTTTGGCATTACAGCTACGAACGATCTGGCTATGTTCATCGCCCAGGTTGGGCATGAGTCTGCTGGCTTTACCTCGCTGGTGGAAAGCTTCAACTACTCGGTAGAGGGGCTGAAGAAAACCTTTGGTAAACGGCTTACTCCTTATCAGTGTGAAATGCTGGGTCGTGTCGATGGTAAACAGGTGGCCCACCAGCCGCAAATAGCCAATCTGGTTTATGGTGACCGCATGGGGAATAACAGCCAGGGTGACGGCTGGAAATATCGCGGTCGCGGCCTGCTGCAAATCACGGGTCGTGAGAACTACACCAAATGCGGCACGGCGCTGAAACTTGACCTTATCAGTACGCCAGAATTGCTAACGCAAGAGCGACATGCGGCTCATTCTGCTGCGTGGTACTTCACGTTACGCGGTTGTCTGATGTATTCGGGTGACGTGGCACGCGTTACGCAGATTATTAACGGCGGACAGAACGGCATTAAAGACCGCCGTGAACGTTACGCCAAAGCTAAAGCTGCACTGGTGTGAGGTCAGTATGGGGCTTGAAATGATTATCGGCCTGGTTGTTGCTGTGCTGGCTGCAATTGCAGGTGCTTTTGGGCTGGGCAAATCACGCGGTACCAGTATCGCTGAAACAAAAGCGGACCAACAACGCACTGAAGAACGTGCAATAGCTATTGAAGCGGTCGCAGAACGCCGGGTAGAAACAACAAAAGGAGCCAGGGATGTACAGCAGACTGTTAATCATCTTCCTGATGACGATGTTGACCGTGAGTTGCGCGAAAACTTTACCCGCAAAACCTGAAGTAACGGACACGGCCTGTGACTGGGTAAGGCCAATCTATCTGACTGAACATGATATCGATGTTATGGACAAGCTTACAAAAAGAGACATCCTGATGCACAATAAGACGACTTCAAAAAACTGTCCAAAAAAAGATAATAATTAGATATAGAATATTCAATTAAATCATATGGTTGCATTGGGTGTCGGTGATGGTGAACAACGTAATGCCTCTTTGAGAGTTCAGATATTAATGTTATAGTAACTCATTGTTTATTAGACATTAGTGTTTATTATAATTGGTATTTACTAATAAATACTTTTTGCATAATGCTATAGGTATACATGATGTCATCATTTAGTAAAATAACATCTGCCTTAGATAAATTATCTAAGTTCAGATCTGATAGTTTTGAAGTAGTTAAAGGTTATATTGATTTCGTTATGCCAATGGTGGCTAAGGCACAAGAACTCAAAATGAAAGAAGATGATGGAACTATCTCCGATGAAGAAAAGATTCTGATTAAATTTTATGACGCGCATTTTGAAGATTTTAAAACGGCATTGAACAAAATTTCTCAGTATAATGATTCGGTATCTGATAACTATATTAAGGCAATTGATTTGCTTGGTGATGTTAAGGAGAACATTAACAATGCAGATAAATAATGTCTCAGATATGTCTAATCTGCTTGATTCATTGAAAAAACAAGTAGGTAAAGCTGAAGATGCTGCTGATGATGCAGAGGGTAAGGCTAACTCCAGTTCAAAAAACGAAGGTAAAACACGCAGTGCGCTCACGATTAGTTTTTTAGTCGGTTTCTTCGTGTTGATTGCACTTAGTGGCTTGTTTGTGCTTTGGTATAATAACAGTGTTGTGTCATGGGTTATAAATTTGCAACAGGCAGGAGTTTCAGATGCCTCAACTTATCTGAAACCTTTGGAGTTAGAAAAAGTCTTGTCTGTAATAATCGGAGCATTAGGCACATCACTTGGTTTTATTATTGGTTATTATTTTAAAGAAAAAAATAAATAGCTGTTTTCAGACTTAAACACCCTCGATTACTAACTTCAAGTTTATGGGGGTGTTATATCAAACATAATTAATTCAATGCGTTCTGAAATATTATTTAAATTTTAAAATCTAGTAGATACAATGCCTCGCAATCGCGGGGCTTTTTTATGCGCATCGCACGTACACATCGAAGAAATCTTAGTCATCAGTCCGGACGGGCGCTTACATACCCAGTCCGCCCGTTACCTTTTAAAATGGAAAAGCCAATGAAAGCCAAAGAATTTTTGAACAGCCATAAACTTGTGGTTATCAGTGATTTTATAAAAAGCATTGAAGCCATCCCTGAACAGAAATGGCTGCATGACTTTATGCAGGATGAATTAGCCTATCTGATTGAACGTGGTATGAACTGGGCAAAATTCGATGATGATGTGCCTGCTGAGATGATTCGAAGCGCTGCATGGTTAGTGGCTATGTCTAAAGCCTACTCAGGAAATTATCCCGTGAAACAGGTAGCCAATCCATCTCAAATAATTCAGGCATGGAGTGTTAAAAAAGATGGCAAACAGTATGCAGCCACTTTTAAAATAGCCATTGATACCAGTGAGGCTATTGCTGCTGTTGAAGTACTGGGTAAGAAAATTAAAGATGTTATTAATTCATTATCTATCGAAGATGAAATTAAAATTAAAAAATATGAATTATCACATCTGACTTCCAGAAGTATGAATAAAGAAATGGTTGAACGTATCAGGCATATAGTTGATAAAGCTGCGAAGCATTGTCTTGATGGCCGGGCTATCCCAGAACAGAATAATAAAATTTCAGAAGCAACTTTCTGCTCTGTTGAGAGCACCGGCAGCATTGAACAGCAAGCGTTGAGCACTGTACTTGGAAATACCTTACACAATATTCCAGTCAGTGATGCTTCTTCTGTGGCGGTTGAGTTAGCTCAGGCTGTGAAAGCAGCATTTGATGTGCTGGAAAATAAGAATGCCGCCACGCGCTAAACGCCCATGCCGGCACAAGGGATGTGCGGCAATCACCAACGATACCAGCGGGTATTGTGAACAACACCGCCAGCAGCATGCCGGTGATGGCTGGCGCAACTATCAGGCAGGTAAAAGCAGGCAAGAACGAGGGTACGGTCGGCCCTGGGAAATCATACGGGCGCGCATCCTCCGGCGTGATCAATACCTGTGTCAGAAGCATCGACGGCAGAAGATAGCGAAGAAAGCGACCAGCGTTGACCACATCATTCCAAAAGCTCATGGCGGCACTGATGACGATTCCAACCTAGAGTCGTTATGCTGGGAATGCCACAGAGCGAAGACAGCAAGAGAACGTATTCGATGATAATATTCACTGCTGTAATGCATAAGAACAGTTTCTACATTCATGCAGATACCGGAAGATAAACGCGCAGCTTAAAGAGTCAGACATGGCGGCCAGCGTCGCCAAACAACGGGTGGCTGCGGCGGGAAAGGCAGCGGCAGAAGCGGAGGCACTGGAAGCACTCGGAAAGTCGAAGCTCTCGGATGCTATGCGTCTTATCAGCGCCAGGAACTATGAGATTTCTCTGTCAGCGCGTGCCGCCGCCGCGGGTACCGCGTTGCTGAACGGTGCACTGGCGATGGTAGGCGGGCCGGTCGGTCTGGGGATTATTGCGCTGGTTTCTGGCGTGACGGCACTGTGGTCTGCCTACAGCAAAGCTGAAGAAAAAACGAAAGCCCTGAATGCGGCATTACTGCAAGGCAATAGTGGCGCGTCACTCAGCCTGACCCGGATCCGGGCGCTGAATAAAAGCCTGGGTGACACGGATGGCTCCATGAAGGCAGTGACGGCCGCGGTTAAGGCCGGGTTCAGCGGCGAGATGCTGGATCGCGTGTCCTCACTCGGTAGCCAGCTGGAATCACTGGGTGGGAATGCTGATGAGCTGGTCCGACAGCTGTCATCCATCAGTGGCGATCCGATCAAAGCGATGCAGGATGCCACGCAGCAGGGATACGAATTTAATGCTGCACAGATAGAACAGATTGCCACCCTGGCCCGCCTGGGTAAAACCGCCGAGGCGGTGGCGCTGGTGCAGAAAATCATGCTTGATGACGTTGCGGACAAAATGAAGGAGCAACAGCGTCAGACTGAGGAGAGCATTGGCTGGTGGGAGAAGCTGAAGAAAGCTGTTTCTGAAGGGCTTGAGGGCTACGCTTCAGCGCAGATTGAGACCAGTCGCGCGATGGCGGCCGCGGTGGGGGTGGATATTGATGAGCCCGCCCGAAAGCTCAAAGAGAAGCGGGACGAAGAGAATAAACAGGAGGAAGACCGGGCTCAGGCCGCCCGTCAGCGCCAGGATGAGCAGAGCAAAGAAATCACCGCCCGGATAAATCTGGCCGCCTGGATCAAGGCCGGGACGGATAAAACCCGTCTTGCAGCAGAAGCCACCGCCGATCTCAGTACCCGCTATAAGGCCGGAAAAATCACCGCTGATGAGTACGCTTCTGCCCTGAGAGGGATAGACAAACTCTACGGTGATAAAAAAACCGGGGTGTCCGCCCATCAGGACAGCGAGGGTGTTCGCCGTCTGGCGCAACTGAAGCAACAGGAAGTGGTGCTGAAAGCGCAGGGGCGTGAAACGGAGCGGATGGGTGAAAGTCAGAAAAAATTACTGGCTTTTGAACAGGAAATCGCGTCTTACGCCGGGAAAAAACTGACAAAGGCCCAGGAAAGCGTACTGGCTATGCAGGATCAACTGCGTGCCCAGCTTGAAACTAACGCAGCCCTGGAGAAGCAAAACGCACAACGTAATCTGGCTGTGACGCTTGAAAAACAACTCCGGGATGTCAGGGAGGAAACGGCACGCCGTCAGCAGGAGCAGAATAACGCTGCTGCTCAGGTGACGATGAGCGACCGGGAATATGAGCAGATGGTCACCCTGCAACAGATCCGTGAGGATTTTGCGCAGAAACAGAAAGCGCTCGATGAGGAGGTAAAAGACCATTCATCAGTGCTTTACCAGGCACAGACACAGGCGCTTGCCGAAGAAATGCAGAGGCAGACTGAAATCGTCAAAAAAGGCGCCGAAGACAAAAAAGCGGCTGAGGAGGATTTTGCGGGAGCTGCCGCCGCAGGCATGAAGAACTGGATGGACAAGGCCGGTAACTATGCACAGCAGATAAAGGACGCTGTGTCGAGCGCCATGGACGGGCTGGCGGATAATATTGTCGCCACCCTTAACGGCAATAAAAGCTCATGGCGTGACTGGGGGACGATGATACTCCAGACCATTCAGAAAATTCTGGTGAATGCCGCGCTGGTTAACGGCCTGAAGGCACTGGGCGGATCACTGGGTGGTGCCGGAGGGATCCTGGGAGGGATTGGCAGTGCAATTTCCGGTGTGGTGGGTAATGCCCGGGGGGGCGTCTATGACTCTCCGGGACTCAGTGCTTACAGCTCTACTGTCGTCGACAGGCCCACGCTGTTTCCGTTTGCCAAAGGGGCGGGACTGATGGGGGAAGCGGGGCCGGAAGCGATTATGCCGCTGACCAGAGACAGTAAAGGTCGTCTGGCCGTCACCGCGACGGGAATGGAAGGGACGGGAGGTAGCGTGGTGGTTAATCAGCAGTTCAGTGTGCACATACAGAATGACGGCAGTAACGGTGAAATAGGCCCCGGCGCGCTGAAGATGGTGTATGAGATTGCCGAACAGGCAGCAATGAAAACACTGACTGTGCAGGGGCGTGATGGTGGCAGGCTGAGCGGAGCATACAGATGACAGTGCAACTGAAAACATTTCACTGGTCGCCCAGAGAAGGGATGAAGATGGCATCAAAGCCGTCTGTTGTCACGGTGAGATTTGGTGACGGGTATTCACAGCGCAGGGCGGCAGGGCTGAATGCGCAACTGAAAACGTGGTCGCCGGTATTCCGGGTTCAGGGAGAAAGGGAGATTCGCGCCCTGAATGATTTTCTGGATGCGCATGCAGGGTACCGGGCTTTTTTGTGGCGACCGCCGCTGGTGAACTGGCTGGTCAGAGTGATATGTCCTGAATGGGATGTCAGCAATCTGGGGGGTTACACTGATTTCTCATGCAGGTTTGAGCAGGTCGTGATTTAAAGATCGAAGAATCGATCTGATCGATATATTTAATTGAACTTGTTCATCTGCTGGTGATGTTGTTCAGGCGCACGCCATGGTGCGCCTTATAAACAAAAACTGAAGGGAAACAATATGAATAAGTTAGCAGTGGCTGTTCTGGCTATGTCGGTTTCTGGTGGTGTCGGAGTCGCAAATGCGGCAGCGGGCGACAGTACGTTTTCTGTTGGTTATGCGCAGATTCATTCTAAAGGGCTAAAGAAAGAAGTTAATGCCACACGTGATGCTGTTAATGCAGTGTCTGACGCTGTTTATACGTTTGCCGGCCCCCTTCCTGCTGATGTATTCAGTGCTGATGCGGGTAAATATAAAGAGCCGGAAGGTCTTAACGTCAAATATCGTTATGAGTTTGACGACCGCTGGGGTGTTATTGGATCGTTTACCTGGGCGAGGTCAAAAACATCTGCGTATATTCAACTCGACGACCCGGACAGTAATACTTTTGCAAATGCTTCTGGCTCAGCTAAGGGGAATTACTTCACCGCCACATTTATTCTCGCTAACCCTGTTGAAACTGACGGCTCGGTGTTTCCAGCACGTATTATGCTGGCGGATATCTGTACGTGGACATACCGGGGAGATGAGTGCGGGTATGACGGCCCGCCGGTAGCCGATGAATTTGATAAACCCACCTCAGATCCTGCAAAGGATCAATGCAGCAGATGTCCTGCAGGATGCAGGCTACGCAACAATATTGCCAGAGCAGGCTTTTTTATCTCCATTAACAAACTTTCCTGACGGTGACGTTATGACAAAAACAGAACAGGATATTCTGGCGCATGCCGCACAGTGTGCACCGGAGGAATCGTGCGGGTACCGGATGCGAAAATCAGCGCAGGAAACACAGTGCAGGTGGTGGTGAACAATGCCGGTATCATCGCCATTGAACCAGCAAGCAGCAACGTACTGCTTAACAATCTGCCTTCTTCTGCAACCACTGACAGAAGTGTCACGCTGGTTCAGACCAGTCTGGACGGGAAGACCTGGGTGATTACCTGA